GTTGCTCTCTCGTAAATTCAATAGTTTCTGCGGGTTCTCGACTGGTAGTTCTAAAATCTATAGAATTTTCTACTAAAAACTTGCGGACAGCCCTTCCCTCCTTAGATCTTCCATCTAAAGAGTCATCCCCAAAGCATTGTTTAGTTAAATCAATTAAATTGGGAATCCTAGAAGCGTTCTCCCTAACAAACTCTTTTTGTTCTTTAGTTAGGTCCATCTCCTATAATATCGTGTTGTTTTAAGATTTCTAAGGCCACTTCTAAAAACTTCTTTTTTAAATTCTTAACTTGGCGATAACCAAGCTTCCTTTTCTGTGGAGAAATTTTGTAACCCATAAACCGAGCTACATCCTCTTCAGTTTTGTCTTCGAAGTATAACATTCTATAAGCGACATAATGAGTCTCGCTCAATTCTATCTCCATGTAAAAATCAAGACGATTAAGAGAAGTATTAAAATCAAAATCAGTAGAGTGCTGGGATCTTACTTCTTTTACAAAATCTTCAGTAGAAAGTGGAATTTTAAGCTCCAGCCCCGTTTTTTTAGATTTTTCCCACTTAGCATAAATTTTACAGCTATTATCTTGCTTCTCACTTCTTGTAACAGTGCATTCATCGCCCCTAGCGAATTCGCAACTATTACAAGGCTTTACATAATTGCCATAATGATTTCTAACTAAGTTTCGAATCTGGTTAGAAATGATGCGACCGATCCACGGTTCAAGTGGTCGCTCTTGATCCCACATATGCCACTTTTTAGATATGTGTAATTTGATAATTTGTTCTACGTCTTCAAAGTCAAACCATTTAACCGCCTTAAGTCTCCACTTAAATTGCTGTCTTTTAATAGCAGCATCGATGATATCTGAAAAATCCTCGTAAGTATACTCACCCTTCTCGTTTTTTTTCATCAATAAATTCATTAATAGAGAGCTTTCTGGCCTTCTTCTCTGCATTGGAAGGTGGTGACTCGCCTAGTAATGAACCTAGAGTAACAGTTTTACTTTCTGGTCCTTCTACTTCTACTTGAAAGTTTGAAATTTCAGGAACAAATTGAGAATCTGTTTCGTCTTGAGATATTACTACTGATTTTTCTAATTTAGGTAAACCCGCAGCAGTATTGGTAGAAGCGCTGGCGTTAAGCTGTTGACCGCACTTACCGCAAAAATTCGGTTGAGCGTGAGCGTAAGAAAGTTTGGTTCCGCAACTGTGACAAAATAAGTGAGCCATCTTATATATTTATATGGTTTTAAATCGTTTTTTCAAAAATAAACAAGGTCTAGTCCTGTTATAGTAAAAAAGCTGTTCGCCGCTAGCGCGTTGACATTAGCTCTTGTTTTACATATACTATTACACTTTCTTGTGTGTTTCTAATTTAGAAATAATAAATTTTAATATTTTACTTCTAACAATATCGTTACAAGTAAACTTAAAAGAGTGAATTCCCTTTTCTTCCGAATCCTCATCCGAGAACAAATCAAACATTTCACTGAAACCTGTTTTGCCGTTAATATCGCTTTGCATAAAGTCTCCACAGATAATCAGCTTACTGTCTTCCCCTATTCTTGTGATTAGGGTTGTTAATTCCTTGAAGGTGAAGTTCTGCGCTTCATCTGCTACAATTAACTTATTGTTCCAGTTCGCTCCTCTTAAGAAGTTTATAGGAACCGCAGAGATGCGACCTTTTTGTTTAAGGAAGGCTGTATCACCCTCAAAGACAATTTCTTCTAGCTTATCATAAAGGGGCATTAAGAAAGGGTTAAACTTTTCCGCCATATCTCCAGGGAGACTACCTAATCCTTTATCTGCGCTTTCCGCGATACTTCTAACATATAACAATTCTTTTTCTGGATCTTCGGCCATAAGACGCAAACATCCATAAAGAGACATGTAGGTCTTGCTCGATCCCGCTGGACCTGAAACAAAGAACATTTTAAGTTCGGGGTCTAGGAGGGTCGTTAGAAATCGCCGCTGACGAGTAGTGAACTTGAAGTTCCTTTTTTTGAATTTAATAGAGTGATGGAAGTGAGGCTCCAACTGTATATTGGACAATTTTTTAAGTGCCATACTACATATGTATGTTACACTTAAACTAGAGTTTGATCTGTTTTATTGTGGCATTTGTAGTAACAACCTCACCACCTTTTGTGCTATAACTCTCCGATAGCACCCTTGATCCCTGTGGAAAAGATATAAAGTCAGTAATGAAGGGGACGGTATTGCCCACTCCACACACACTCATACTCAAAGTATTTGTTAGCTCTTCTCCGCTAAAATTAATAAGACTATTTACTCCAGTAGAAGTCACAGACAATTCCTCTTCCACTCCGTCTAACAACATAGTTGAAGCGTTAACGGAACCAAGAGCGAAAGTTGGACTGCGAGAATATCTTCTAGTAAAGCTTATTTGAGATTGAACATTGTTTAAAATGTTAGCGCTATCCGTAATTGTGCAAGTATGCCCATAAGCAATAGCATCACTATCAAAAGGAATAACCCCACCATCAAATGGATTGGAATCTCCTGTAATTTGACTTCCTGTAACGGGATCTAAGGAAACGAACTTAGCTTGAAGAGTAACGGGGACAAAAGGAGCAATAGTAACACTCACATCAGTTGCATAACATTTATTATACATTCCACTGCCTACTTGAATTGTTACGAAATTATCTTGGTTGGCATCGAGTAAGAAATCTAATCCCGAGACCAGTCCCGACTGTAGTATGCAATCAAAAGAAATGTCAGCACTCAACGGTCCATCAAAGCTGAACTGATCGCTTGCGGCAATGGTTGTGCCTAGTTTTCTTTTGGGGCTATGGCTTGTATTGTAATTTACACTGACTTGTGTGGCAGGAACATAACCATTTGTTTCACTAGGAACGGCTGTAGATCCGACACCCCCAATATAAACGGGAAACTCGCTGTAAGGTAAACTCATTTATTGGTATTACACTTGTTTCATTGGTTACCCACCACCATAAGACCAAAATTAGCGGTAGCGTATGAAACCCACACAATACCCCAACCATATTCCTTCTTCATGAAATATGCCCCAGCCACCACCGCATACATAATTCCCGCAACTAATGGCACAAACCTTGTGATCATATCGAGATTCATCTCTGAATTATAAGGTGGGTTTATTTTTTTTAAACAATAAAATATACATCACAGCCCCGAAAGCTCCGTTGGGAGAAATGGGTGGGGGTTGCCCGTTGACAGATTGAGAATAGACTCCCCCCGCCACATTAACAGAAAAACCCGCTAAAAATTTTTGAGAAATGGGGGGGGTTTGGGAACGGTGTCAAGTCTTTTATTGATTTTTTTTCATAATAAAAAAAGAAAAATAAATGATCTTTTCCCTTGCTTTTTTCTGAAATCTGTGGTATACTTACAGAGTAATCAGCAATTAAATAACCTTTTTAATTCTTACACTTAACTTACTTAACTTACTACTACTATGAAAATAAATACTAAAACTCTCTCTCTCGCCATCGCTGACGCTTGCCGTCTCGCTCCTCGTTTCGCCAATGAAGATGGCGAATTGATCTTTAATGATCTTCGCCGTCTCTTTCCTGCCCTCACTGAAGATCAGGCTGACCTGATCACCACTAGGGTTTGCATCAATGCCAAGGCTGGCTCTAAGGCCATTGGCTGGGATGCTTTCGCTTCGGATCTCCTTAAGGAGATGTCTCCTTCACTTGATAACCTCTTCGGTGACGTTGCAGGTGCGCTTGATAAGCTCACTGTAATAAAGTGAAAAAAAAACAAAATAAAGCTTGCGTTTATCCTAAATCTAGACTATACTTACAGAGTAATGAAAATCAAAGAGACCACTAAAAAAACCGACTTCGATAAGCTCATGACAGAGAGAGCCGCCGCACAAGTAATGCGTGACGATCTCTGCTTCCTTATGGGATGGATCAAGACTGACTGCCCGAAAGCGCATCATGTGATTGATACTATCCTCAAGGCACACGATGAAAACAGAGAGCAAGACTGGCTCTAAAATAAATCAAAATAATCCTTGCGTTTAACTCAATCCTCGACTATACTACTACTAATGAAAATCAAATCACCTGACACCACTCCCTTCTTTGTTCTCTTCGGCCAGCAACGTGCCGACTCTCCCGAAGTCTGCTTCGGTGGTAACTTCAAGCGTTCACGTTGTGAGCGTCTGATAGCTAACCCATACGCTGGGGTGCTGGCTGGCACTGGTCGCATCGTTGAGTTCCCTAGCAAAAAAGCCGCATGGGAGGCACACGGCGATCAGCTTGACATAGCACATGGCCGTGTGAGCTTCGGCATAGGCCGATAATAAAACAAAACAAATCTTGCAACTACTTACATAACTGCTATACTACTACTATGAAACTCTACGGAACAAAACTCTTTAACAACAGCAAAGGCGAGACAGTCGAATGCACTGAGATAACTACCTGCTACCCTAGTGAATCTTGCTGGAGATCCAACAGGACACAACGACAAGCACACGCTGACAAGAACAATGGCGGTGAGCTAGGCAAGGCTGGCCGATTCTGGCAAGACAACCGAGGCCGTGAGATGTGGGTAGATACAGACGCACAATGCTGGTGGCTCGTAGACCCAAGATAACAATCACCTAACACAACAAAAATAAACACACTACTACTATCATGAAAAAATTATTCTCTACTATCAATCACTTCGTTGACCGCTTTCTATTCTCTGCAATGGTCTGCATATCTTTTAATCTCGTAATCATATGCATAGCTGTCTTGATCGGTAGCGGTCCTGCACTCTTCGAAAGCGTTATGCGAGGGTGGGACGCTGGCGACTTTCTTGTGGTAATGATAGGAATGCCAGCGCTGTGGGCTGTTGTGATAATGTTAGGAGACATTGCAATAAATAAATTCAACTCAAAAGTATAACAAAACAATAACCATGGACAAGAGAGCAAAAGCCAAACACCTCAAGCAACTGAAACGCAACCGCAAGAATAAAATCATTCGGATGCAGAAGGTAGCTGAGACCCGCAGAAAAAAACTTCAAAAAACAACTT